GATGAAGAAAAAAGAAAAGGCTGATATCAACGCACAAAAACTTGCTGAAAATGGGTACTCTGTGAGAACGTCAGCACACTGGAAGTCATTAGGTAATGCAGAGTTTTACATTAAAGAGATGTATGCAAAGTTTAGCGCCTTAGCTGAAATTGATAGACTATTCCATTGGTCAAGTCGTTTACATCAAGAACAATTGCAATTTGTCAGCAAATATCCTAAAGTAATGGAAAAATACAGAAAATCAAATTAAGGAGAACAAAATGAAAGATACAGTAAAAACTTTAATGATAGTTGCAGGTGTCGGCTTTACACTTATCGCTATCACTTGGATAGGTATGGTCGCAACGTTGCTTATTGCATGGCTTGGAGGTAACATCTAATGAACTTAAAAGAAAATAATCACTATGCCAACAAATACGGTGTAGAACTTAACGAATACTTGAAACATAATTTTAACTACGAAGAGCTTGTAGGGTGGTATACAATGCAGGTATTGAAGTATCTAGTGAGAGCTGGCAAGAAAGATGGTGAAAGCTACGACAAAGACTATAAAAAAGCCTTAGACTATGCCAAAGAGCTAGCTAACTTAAGTAACGAGAATGAGCTTACAGAGTACACTACTGACGATATTATGGGCTTTATACAAGAACTAGCTGATGATTTTGAACGCTGGGAAGGAATAAAATAATTAAAAAGAGTTAATGTTTGACAGCATTGGCTTTTTTTGATATCATAGTATTATAGAAATGAAGGAGAACGAAACAATGATAGTATTAACAACTAGAAAACAACAAATCGTAGAAGAATATGGAATCAACACAACTTTCACAGAGGAACAAATGAAAGATAAAGCGTTCAGAAGAAAATGGACAATGTACTTGTTAAGCATTCAATATGATGTAAGTGGTGCTGAAATTCCTGAAGAAGTATTACAAGAAGAATCGGATCTAATTTTTGGTTAAAAGAACAAAGTTAATGTTTGACGGCATTGACTTTTTTTTGATACAATGGCATTATAGAAATTAAGGAGATACAAATGGAAAAATACAATGTTAAATTGATGAACAACAAAAAAGGATATTTAAACTCTTTTAAAAACGAGCTAGGGGAAAAGTTCCTCTTCCTAGGGTTTAAAGAAGGAAGAAATAACTTTAAATCAGAGTTTACAAAAGAAGAGATAAAAGCGATTGATGAAAGATACTTGGAATTTATTGAAGATATCTAAAGTTTATGTTTGACAAATGTAAAGTAATTTGATACTATTGTTTTATAGAAAGGAGGTTAAACAGTGGCAATAATAGCTTATAACCCTATGACGGAAGAAGAACTACACTTTAGCTGTAAGGCTCAATGTGCTAAGTATTTCGGTCTTAAAGCTAATACAGTCATCAGGTGGCTTGACAACGGTATGCCTGTAATTGAACTGCTGACAGACCTAGATAGAAACCAAGTGGAAATTGAAAAACAAAGCAAACTGAACGGCTTTGAATTATTTACGATAAATGAATGGAGTGTTTTTGATAATTAATTACGAAGACATGAAAATAGAAAGTTTTGGTGAAAAAACAAATGAAATTATTTAACAGAAAACCTAAGGACAAAATTAAAGTAGCAACAGCATTTACATTAAAAGGATTAACAAAACAAGTAATTCAATTAGAACAAAAAGGGTTTATTAAACAAGGAGAAATCCAAAGCGCTATGTTTGACGGAACGATTATGGCTTATAAGCAAGCAATGATCAAGAAAGCTAGTGAATAATATGTGTAAGAAACGCAAATACACAAAAATGGGTGCTTTATACTCAATAGCTAATGCCCAGCATAGGAAAAATAAAGCTGATAAGATACCAGTCAGAGCTTATCACTGTAAGTGGTGCAATTTATATCACTTATCAAGCCAGCAAAGGCTAAACATCAAGACAGGAGCAATTGGATAATGAAAGATGAATTTACATACTATACAGTAACTTGGATATTGGAAAAAGAAATTAAATCACGTAAGTTTTATAATAAAAAAGAGGCTTTAAAATGGAATGAATTGCTTCCAGAAGAACAAAGATATGAAGTTAAAAAGCATACAGAAATAATTGAGGTTATAGCATAATGACAAACGAAGAATTATATGAAAGAATTACTAGCAAGCTAGAGGAACAAGGTATCGCAATAAATCAATTTGAGTTAAAAGTTAAAGCCGAAACAGGTAAATACCCTAACCTAAGAACAACTAAATCACGTTTGAGCTTACCGAATACCGTAGCATTCCCTTATCTTACTATGTTTTTTAATGATGATGAAATGCACGAGCTTACACTTAAAAAAATGAATAATTCAGTAACAGGTGGAGAGGCTATGAACTTACTAGATGAGTTATTATATAGCTTAAAGCCAAGCAAAGAATATCTATATAAGCAACGTTTGAAGCGTAGAATGCAAAGGGAGGCAATGAAATGATATTACACGAATACACACGGGAAATTAATAGCTCAAAATATCCACGATTAACAGCACGAAGGATTGCCAATGACTTGAATAATAAAGACCATTTCAATATTTATCTAGTCAGCTTTGAACTTGGTTCTAAACGGTATATTATTGAAAAATTTGAAATTAGAGGAATGAATAGATGAAACGTTTTTACATAGAAGAAAATGATGAAGGTAAAGAGATTAAGCGAAAACTTACAACTTTTGCTAATGACGACTTAACACAGCTTTCAGATGATGAACTAGAAACATTATATTATGAATCATCAGCTCAATTTTTAGCTAAAGCAATGCACTTTATGAAGATTGAGAGCGAACTATTTTCAAGAAAGAATGTAACTGTAAGTGATGAAATTCTAATAAATGCTGGCAATAATATTATTGAAGCTATTAATCAGGTAAGCAATTGAACCACAGAAAGTAAGATATCTTCATTTACAAAAGAAAGCCCCACAATTAAGTGAGGCTCTTTTTTTTAGTTTACTTTTCCATATTCTGCTTCAAATTCTGCTTGATACATAACTGTTTCTGGTAACTTGATCGCTCCAAATTTACCTTGGAAACCGCCAAGCATACGAGTTGTTTTAATATGTCGTGCTGATACTCCATTGCATACATACCAATTTTTAGTGTCTTTACAATTAATTAAGAACATTTCAATTTCTCCGCTTTCTGTTGTGTTATTGTTATTGCTTACAGTTTGCCCTGTAAGGCGCTTATTTAGTTCTGCGATAAAGTATGAGCGACAGCTTTCTACCGTGCCACCATGTGCCTCTACGGAACGTCTAGGGCATGAAGTAGATGACAACTCTTGATGTAGCTTCACAGTATCATGATTAGGAGTTAGTCCCCATTGTTTCATGTACTTAGC